GCTGATATGAAGGACGAAAGAGGAATGAAAATTGCTCTACAAGGAGTAAAAATGATTATTCCCGTTCAACTTCAGTTCGTTGCAGAAAGATTAATGAAATCTGCTGGAAGAGTTGGTACAGCTGATAATGATTTAAACGCAGTAAGAAACATGGGAATGGTTCCACAAGGTTATGTGGTAAACAACTTCCTAACTGATACTGATGCTTTTTTCATTAAAACTGATTCACCAAACGGCTTGAAACATTTTGTGAGAGCACCAATCAGAACTGCAATGGAAGGCGACTTCGATACTGGTAATGTAAGATACAAAGCTAGAGAGAGATATTCATTTGGATTCTCTGACTGGAGAGGTATTTTCGCTTCACCAGGAGCATAAATTTTTAAGAGTGGGCGAAATTAGTTCGCCCACTCTACCTAGTAAATAGTTACCAAGGCTGGCTAGGCAGTACAGTATAGTGACGAGGTAACGAAAGCCCTATACAGGCAAAGGAGTATAACATGGCTACACATTTTAAAGGCCCAGTACTATTCTCAAATGCAACTGCATTTGAAAACTTAAAAATGTCTATGTGGCCCGATCAATTCACCTATATGGATGATTTTGAACAGGGTGCATTAGACGCAACACACAATTGGACTATCGTAAAAGATTCAGGTGCGTCAGCAGCAATTGCAGCAGATGGCACAGGCGGTGAAGTAAATTTAACTTCAACAGCTACTACTGATAACGATGGTGCATCAATACAAGCAAAACAAGAATCTTTTGCATTACCTACATCAGCTGGTAAAAAATTATATTTTGAAACTAGAGTAAAAATATCAGATGCTACACAGACTGATTTCTTAGTTGGTTTTACAGAAGCATTTACTACAAATCCAGAAAGCGCTTTATTATCACAAAACGTTATTGGTTTTGTAAAAGTTGATGGCAGTGCTATCGTAAAAGGAACCACTGAATCTGGTGGAACACAAACTTTAGTAACTTTTGATGATACTACAAAGTCAACAATGGAAAATGATACTTATGTAACTTTAGGACTTGTCGCTACAAAAAACGACACTGTAAACAAAGTTGAGTTTTTTATTAACAGAAACAAAGTGGGTCAATCTACTACAAACATTCCAACAGCTAACATGAAAGTGATGGCTATGAGTGTTTCTGGTGATGCTACTGGAACTAAAGTAACTACACTTGACTACATTATGGCTGCGCAGGATAGAAACGTAAGCTATAGCTAAACAATATAACCGTGAGTGGGGAGTAATGGCCCCACTCTTGTACAAGGGGAATTAAAAATGGCACAATATACAAAAAAACTATTTGACGGAGACAGAAAAGCAATATTTTCATTCACTGCTAAAATAGCTGCTACTACAGCTGAAACATTTAATGTTGACGCATCTGCTTTAAACGCAAGGAATGACGGCACAGCTTGTTCTTTTATCAACATTAATAAATTATGGTGGAGTGTTAACAACTCTGCAACAACTAAACCACTTTTATTAGAGTGGGTTAACAGTGGGACTAATCCAATTGCATGGTCTTGTAATTTTGCTGACGACGTGGATTTTAGCACCATAGGTGGTTTACAAAACACAAAAGCCGCTAATTACACAGGCGATGTTTTGATTAACTTTTCTTCTGTTACCAATGACGATACTGCAAGTTTAGTTGTTGAATTTACAAAAGAATATACACCTTTACCATAGAGGTTTAAATGGCTTACTCAGGCAGTAGAACATTTAATCTCTCAATAGAAGAGATAATAGAAGAAGCATTTGAAAGATGTGGTCTTGAGGTACGTAGTGGTTATGATTTAAAAACTGCTAGACGATCCATGAATCTAATATTTTCTGATTGGGCTAACCGTGGTCTTAATTTATGGACAATAGATTATGCTACACAGGTAATGACACCTGGTACAAATTTTTATCAAGTAAATCAAAATGTTATAGACATTCTAGATGCTTCAGTAACAACTACTGCAGGCGCAACTGCTAATTTTGAAGGTGATGAAAATACTACAGATGTTTCAATTACCAAAATATCTAGAACCGAATATATGAACTTGACTAAAAAACAAGAAGAGTCATCTGGTGACGCTAGACCGACTCAATTTTGTTTAATAAATGGACAAGTTACAACAAACGGATCTAGTAATAGTGGTAGACCAGAACATCCTATGACTTTGTTTTTGTACCCTAACCCTGATAAAGCTTACATATTTAAGTACTTCTTTTTGAATAGAATACAAGATGCTGGTTCATACACAAATGAGGCAGATGTGCCTTTTTATTTTCTTCCTTGTTTAGTTTCAGGATTAGCTTATTATATTTCAATAAAAAGATCACCGCAGTTATCTGCGGGATTAAAAGCGGTATACGATGAAGAATTTGAGAGAACCGCTGACGCTAATCGAGAAAGAGTCTCGTTTAGAGTAAAACCAGCGCAAGCGTATATACCATAGGAGGTAATATGCCAAAATGTAATATATGTGGTCATACATGTCATTGCATCGTAGATGGATCATGTACCATCGATAGATGTGATTGTAATGACTGCACATGTAAAAAGGAGGACTAATGGGTAACCCACGTCATAATACACAAACTACTAATCCTAGAACAGGATCAAAAGGTGGAGGAAGTTATGGTAGAGGTCAAATCTCTATACCTACACCTGTAGATGCAGGAGCTGTAACTACAAAAGGAATAGCACCTAACAGTAATGAAAAAGAACTTGGTGGAGTAGAAATTTCTATTTCAAAAGGTAAAGAATCAGGAACTGCTTTAGGAATGGGTGCGGCTAAAAAAGGCGGCAAGTACACTTGGAGTTAATGAATGTCATACGCTAGAGGAAAGTACGCAAAGTTTATATCAGATCGTAGTGGATTAGAATTTCCATATACGGAGATGGCAATAGAATGGAATGGCATGCGTGTTCATACAAGTGAGTATGAAGCAAAAGCGCCACAGTTAATGCCACATGAACATGCCCCAGATCCTCAAGCGTTAGAACATGCAAGAACTGCAAGAGTAGAACCAGCAACAGAAAGATTGTTACCACTTAATGCGTTTAGACATGAACCAAGTGTTGGTTTTATAAAAGTGTTTGAACCTGGTCACGGTAGAACCACTGGTAATACTGTGAGATTTAGAGATGTTGAAGATCAAAGATTTGTAGTTGACTTAAATACAGCTAGTGGTTTTACTATAACTGTAATAGATGAAGATTTTTATAGTGTTCCTAGCGGTGGATTAGCTCATGCTGATCCAACAATTATAGGTGGAGGAGGGGTAGCGTCTGCAGGACCTGTTACATTATCATCATGACAACATATACTGAATTAGTACAACAAATAAGAGATTACACAGAAACAGATTCTAGTGTTTTAACAGATAGTATTGTCAACGATTTTATTGAACATACAGAAAATAAAATTTTAAGAGATTTAGATTTACCTGTATTTAGATCATATCAGTTTTCCAACTTTACTACAGGTAATGGATTTATTACATTACCAGGTGGGGCATCAACAATTCCAACGCAGTTTTCTGTGATAAGAAGTGTGATGATTTATCCTGCTTCTGGCACAGGAGATCGAATATATTTACAACAAAAAGATGTTACTTTTATGGATGAATTTCATCCTGATAGAACATCTACTGGAACACCAAAGTATTATTGTCAATGGGACTATAATACTATATACGTAGTACCGACACCAAGTGCTGATTTTAAAGTAGAGGTTGGTCTGATAAAATTACCAGATCGAATGACTTCTTCAAATAGTAATACTTGGTTAGGAGATAACGCACCTACATTAATGCTGTATGGTAGCCTTATTGAAGCCTTTAAATTTTTAAAAGGCCCAGCAGAAATGCTGCAAATGTATCAGCAATCTTATGAAACAACAATTCAAGAAGTTGCTGCTCAACAGATGGGTAGAGCAAGAAGAGATGAGTGGGCTAACGGAGTTATTCGTGTACCACGTCCTTCAGTTTTACCTGGATATAGTAAACCAATTACAGGAGGACAATAAAATGGCAATATCATCATCAACTGTAACAACCAGTTTTAAAACACAGGCTCTTACAGCAACGCATAATTTCACTGCATCATCCGGTGATACTTTTAAAATTGCATTGTACACAAACTCATCTAGCTTAAGTGCTTCTACAGCTACTTACGCAGATGGTACAGCAACTAACGAGTATTCAGGAACAGGCTACACAGGAGGAGGTAACACTCTAACCAGTTCTACGCCAGTAGCAGACGGAACTACAGCGGTATGTGATTTCGCAGATACGTCTTGGACTTCAGCAACAATAACAGCTCGTGGCGCTTTGATCTATAATAGTTCAGAGAGTAACAAATCTGTTCTTGTGTTGAATTTCGGTGGGGATAAAACATGCACTAACGGCACGTTTACAATTCAATTCCCAACAGCAGACGCATCTAACGCTATATTAAGATTAGCGTAGGAGCAACATGGCTTTAATTTTACACGATCGCGTAAAAGAAACCACTACTACGACTGGAACAGGTACATTAGACCTAGCTGGTGCAACTGGTGGATTTAAAAGTTTTGTAGCTGGTATAGGTACCACTAATAGAACTTATTACGCAATAGTAGGAAGAACCACTACTGAATTTGAAGTAGGGTTAGGCACCATAACGGATGCTTCGCCCGACACTTTGTCTAGAGACAGAGTTATATCAAGTTCTAACAGTGACAATAAAGTTAGTTTTAGTGCAGGGACAAAAGATGTTTTTTGTACACTACCTGCGTCAAAAGAGGGTCTGCCATTCCCTTCAGTAGACTTTGGTAATTCATCAGCACCACAGATTATAACTGTAACGGTAGATAGTAAAACAACATTACACCCTTATTATGGAGATGGATCTAGCAGTGCTTATTATTTAAATGGTTTAGAATCACCTGCATTAAGATTTTCCGGTGTAGATACAGGAGAAAAATATTATTATAGATTTGATACTTCAGATTCTAGTAACTCAGGACATCCATTTAGATTTTATTTAGACGCTGCAAAAAGTACAGCTTACACAACAGGTGTAACAACAAATGGTTCTGGTGGTAGTTCAGGAGATTATACACAAATAGCTGTAGATTCAGAAACACCAAATATTTTATACTATCAATGTTCTTCTCACGGATACATGGGCAATCATGCTGTAGCTATAACAAATAAAGTTAATTCTAATTTTAGTACACTTGGCGATGTAACTGTAGGAAGCAAATTAAAATTACCTACTAACACTGCAAACAAAATATTGGTTGCAGATGGAACAAGTTTTGAAGAAGTGGATATGTCAGGCGACGCTACAATAGCATCTGGTGGTGCTTTGACTCTTGCTAGCTCAGGAGTATCTGCAGCTAGTTATACATCATCAAATATAACTGTAGATGCAAAAGGACGTGTAACAGCAGCTTCTAGTGGTACAGCAGGTGCGTCTGCTGGATTTGTAATTGCAATGTCCGTTGCACTTTGATATAAGGAGAGATCATGGCACAAGATTTTGAAAGAGCTGTTGCAGCAGATGGATCAGGAGACGTAGCTATTGGTACAACTGCACGTACCATAATAACTGCAAATTCAGATGATGCTGTAATAGGTATAAGATTAGCAAACATAGTAACACAAACAATTCAAGCAGATGTCTATATTACTAGCACAGCTAGTGGCGGATCAGCTGACTCTTACATTGTAAAAGGAGTAAGCATTCCTCAAGGATCATCAATGGAATTAATTGACGGCGGTGCAAAAGTCGTGCTTCAAAGTGGTGACGTTTTGAAAGCAAAATCTGACACAGCTAATAGTTTAAATGTTTGGGTATCATATATTGATAGCATAAGCACGTAGGAGGATAAATGGGTTATATAGGACCAGCTAATACTGATCAGTTTAAATCCATGTCTACCCAGACTATTACTGGGGACGGATCTGCAACTACATTTACATTAACAACACCAGTTGCTAATTCATCAGAAATAAGATTTGTTGTAAACAATGTTGTACAAAAACCAGATGTAGATTACACTGCAAGTGGTACACAACTATCAACAGGATCAAACGTACTAGCAGGATCAGATGCAGCGTATGTTGTAAACATAGGAGCTGCCGTTGGATCACAAACTCCAGATACAGGTAGTGTTGATCATACTGCGATTAACCCAAGCTTTAATGGTATGTATTTAAATTTAGCAACAATTACTTCAAC